GGTAGCATGATGGCTAATGATGACATGTAATTAGACAGCCCTAGGGCCGTTAGCACTCCGGGGGTAGTGTGTCGAAAACCCCCACCTTTTGCAAGAAAACACTTGACAAAATTGCAGAAGTGTGGTATAATAGCAACATCTCTCCTAACAACGAAAGGAAAAAGAGATGAACCAAGAAGACAAAGATTTACAAGATTATTACGAGAATTTGTTAGAACTGTTTACCACTGCTGGCTGGAAACAATATGTAGAAGATATTACCGACAATCAGGAAATGCTTCAGGATATTACAACAATCGCAGATGAGAAACAATTCTGGCATAGGCGCGGTCAACTCGAAGCGGTAACACGAATCCTACAGTACGAAACCTCAATTAAAAACAGCTATGAGGATTTTACGGAGGACTCTGATGCCTAAACGTATATACGAGTTTGTCTGCCCAAGCGACCACCTTACCGATGCATATATTGACTCCGAACTCCGGATAACCAATTGTAAGGTATGTGGTCAACCTGCTAATCGCATAGTTAGCACTCCTATGGTCAAACTTGAGGGCGTGACCGGAGATTTTCCCGGCGCACATGCGCAATGGGAACGGAAGCGAAACGAAAAGATTAAAGCAGAGAAGAAGTACAGCCCCACCGAATAGGTATAAGGGCTATTTTAATTTCCACAATACATTCTATGTACGGAGAAAACATGGCAACATTTTTAGACGAGGGTGATGACCTTCAACCAGACGAATTCAGCTCAATTGATGAGGAACAAGAGGTAGAGACCCCTGAAGAGGAAACTTCTCAACCCCCTGAAGACGATGACATACCTGAAAAGTATAGGAACAAGAGCGTAAAAGACATTGTTCGTATGCACCAAGAAGCTGAAAGAGCTATGGGCAAGCAGGGTAGTGAAGTCGGTGAATTACGCCGTGTGGTTGATGATTTTGTCAAATCTCAAACCGTCAACAAAGCCCCCGATGTCGAAGAGGAACTAGATTTCTTCTCAGACCCAGATAAAGCCATTGCACGGGCTATCGATAAACATCCGAAGATTAAGCAAGCTGAACAATATACAGCGCAAATGGCAAAGGCGGAAGCCCTCGCTAACCTCAAGCAATCTCACCCTGATTACCAAGAAGTGTTGCAAGACGCTGGGTTTGGAGAGTGGATTACAAAGAGCAATGTGCGTAAGGAATTGTTTCAACGGGCAGATCAACGGTATGACTTTGATGCAGCACATGAGTTACTGTCAACTTGGAAAGAAAGAACACAAGTTGTTAATAACACAGTGAAGGCAGAAAAGGCTACACGATCAAATGCAATACGAGCCGCCTCAACAGGTAGTTCAACAGGTTCTGGCGAGAGTCTCAAGAAAACATACCGCCGCGCTGACATCATTGATCTCATGCAAAGAAATCCTGACCGTTATCAAGCATTACAACCTGAAATTATGGCTGCATATGCTGAGGGTCGGGTAAAGTAAAGTAAAATTTTTAAACTAAAAGGAAATTAAAATGGCCTATCCTACCCCCCAAGTCACCAAAGCAACTGGTGCTGTATTTATCCCTGAAATCTGGTCTGACGAAGTTATTGCTGCTTACAAGCAAAACCTAGTTATGGCTAACCTTGTCTCCAAAATGTCCTTCAAGGGCAAAAAGGGCGACACATTGCACATTCCAAAGCCAACCCGTGGTACTGCTTCTGCTAAAGCTGCATCTACTGCTGTTACTTTGATTGCTGCTACTGAGAGCGAAGTGCAAGTTGTTATCAACCAACACTTTGAATACTCACGTTTCATTGAAGACATTGCTGAAGTTCAAGCCTTGTCATCTATGCGCCGTTTCTACACTTCTGACGCTGGCTACGCTTTGGGCAAGCAAGTTGATACCTCTATCATTGAATTAGGCGCAGGTCTACAAGGTGGTGACGGTACTACTGCTTACACTGGCGCTGTGTTGGCTGGTGATGGTGCTACTCCTTACGTTGCTGGCACTACTGCTGGTACTGCATTGACTGACGCTGGTATTCGCAAGATGATTCAGAAGTTGGACGATGCTGATGTGCCAATGGACGGTCGTTCTATTGTATTGCCACCTGTAGGCCGTAACGTGATGATGGGTATCGCCCGTTTCACTGAGCAAGCCTTTGTTGGTGACACTGGTTCAGGTAACACTATCCATAACGGTCGCATTGGCGATGTATATGGCATGATGGTTTACGTGTCTACCAACGCTGCTACCTCTTCTACTGTAACTGACCGCATTGGTTTGATGTTCCACAAAGAAGCCTTTGTTTTTGCAGAGCAGATGGGCGTTCGCTCACAGACTCAGTACAAGCAAGACTACTTGGCTACATTGTACACTGCTGACACGTTGTACGGTGTTAAAGAGTTGCGTGATGACGCTGGTGTTGCTTTCGCGATGCTTGGTTAATAGCTAGACTGGGGACTCTTTAGGGAGTCCCCTTTCATGTTTGTAGAGTTTATTTACAAAAGTGAATTCCACAAACAAGGAGAATATATGGTTGAATTTATGTGTAAGCAGGGTGGTTCTATAGTTACTTTTGCTTTAGATTATGATATTGAACAGATGAGAAAACATCCTGACTTTGTAGAAGTAATTCAACCTAAAGAGAAGAAACCTGTAGTTAAGAAACCAACAAAGGAATGACATGGCAATTTATCGTGGAATAGGCGGCGCAGGAGATAGCACTACAGATGCAACTGTAACCGCTGTAACAGCCCAAGCAGTAATTGCAGTCAACGCAGCGGCAGGGGCTGCTCTTAGCGTCTCAAACTCAGCAACCAATGCAAGTAACTCAGGCATTAGCGCCACTGCCTCAGCCAATAGCGCCACCGCATCAGCCAATAGCGCCACTACATCAGCTAACAGCGCCGCCACTTCAGCAAGCAGCGCCGCCCAATCAGCAGCTTCTTACGACTCCTTTGATGATCGTTACTTAGGCGCTAAAGCTACAGCACCTACAACGGACAATGACGGTGGTGTGTTAATTGTTGGTGCTTTGTACTTTAACACAGTAGATTTGTTAATGAAGGTGTGGGGCGGTTCTGTTTGGATTAACTCATACGCTTCTTTGTCAGGTGTCCTAATAGACATTAACAACCTTAGTGACTTAGACAATGCAGCAACTGCCCGTACTAACTTAGGATTGGGTACAGCGGCTACTACAGCGGCTACAGCCTATGCTACAGCGGCTCAAGGTACACTGGCTGACTCAGCTACTCAACCAGCAGATTTAGCGACTGTAGCCACTTCTGGTAGTTATACTGATTTAACAAGTACGCCTACATTGGGAACGGCAGCGGCAACTGCTTCAACTGACTATGCTACGGCGGCTCAAGGCTCTACGGCAGACTCAGCTACACAACCTGCTGACTTATCGGCTGCTATTCTTGTTGCTGTACCGGCTCAGACAGGTAACAGTGGTGAGTTTCTAACAACTAATGGTACTGTTACTTCATGGGCCACGGTGGATGCTCTACCTGACCAAACTGGAAATAGCGGTGAATATCTAACAACTGATGGCACTGTGGCTTCATGGGCAGTGCTGGACTTAACAACTAAAGCAGATGTGGGTGGTGCAAACGCTACCGGCACTTGGCCTATTGCAGTGACTAACGGACTTATTAACACATCGACCATTGACGGAGGAACTTATTAATGGCAAATACAATTATTCTCAAAAACAGTTCAACAGCCTCTGCTGTTCCCGTAGCTGGTGACTTAACGGCGGGTGAGTTAGCTGTTAACACTGCCGACCGTAAGTTATTTACAAAAACCGTAGGAGGTGTTGTAGTTCAAGTGGGTGGTGGTGCAACAGGTACAGGTGCTGACGATGTATTTTACGAGAACACACCAACCGTGACTGCTGATTACACTATTACCACCGGCAAGAATGCGATGACAACAGGGCCATTGACAGTTAACTCTGGCATCACTGTTACCGTTCCTACCGGCTCTCGATTAGTTATACTTTAAGGAAAGAACATGAGTATTATATTAAACGGTACGACAGGGATTACAACCCCCGACATTACCTCTAGCGGCTCTTTAAACATTGACGCAAGCGCACCTGATGACAGCTTGGTGGTTAATAGCTCAGGCAACGTGGGAATTGGGACGAGTTCGCCGGGGTACAGGTTAGAAGTAGTCAAATCCAACCCCTCAAGCACGGGAGCGATTGCTCGTTTCTTTCATGGGCCAGCTTCAAACCGTTCTATTGAGTTTGGTGTAGCAGATTCTGGGTCGTTCCCTACCTATATTCAAAGTAGGGGAGTCGGGTCTGCAACAGTTGACTTATCTTTACAACAAGACGGCGGCAACTTGCTGGTGGGGACTACGAGTGTT